GTCATGCCAAGAAAATATTCCTATTATCCAAGTTTTGATGGAAAAAAAGCCCAAGAGGGAACCCTAAAACTCGTTGAACTTTGTGGAAAAAGATGGAAAGCCACCAATATGGGAATTTATTCTGCCAGATTGATGAGGAACTCTCATACCGCTGGCAAGAAGATTGGCGACCCTGGCATGGAGAAGTACCTCAGCGTTCACGCCACTGGTGCAGCATGTGACGTTGGTTACACAGACCGCAAGGTTGGTCTTGAAATGTGGAATTGGTTTATTAAGTACACCAAAGAACTCGGCATTGAAGAGATTCATGACTACGCGTTTGATAAAGATGCTAAAGACGGAAAGCCCGGCTATGGAAGAGGCTTCAGGTGCTCGCGCGGTGAGGGCGAGGCTGGGGTAAAAATTTATGATGCAAAAGATAATGCTGGAAGTTTTGGGGGCAAGTGGTTGCATTTAGAACTTTCTCCAGAGATGGCAAAAGATGCTGCGAAGTTTGAAGCGGCATGGCGGGCACTTCCAAAGCCTGGTGCATGATTCAGAATGGAAGCAATCACAGTTGCTCTCATAACGGTAGTCGGTGCCGTACTAGTTGCCCTCGTTGAAAAAGGACGGCGCGAAAACAAATCTGACCACGGAGTCGTTTCAGACAAACTTGACATTATTGGCAAAAGTCTTGGCCGGTCAATTGACCGTGTTGAACAAACCGTTGTTCGTAATGAAACAAAGTTAGACCAACACATTCGTGACCATGTAAAGGGAGACGTCTGATGGCCGGTAAGAAACCAGCAAAACCTATGGCTAATCAGGTAGTCAAGCAAGTAGTTCTTGACCCTGCTATCTATGGTTCGTTAATCAAAATATATGGTTCTAAAGACGCTAGATGTCAATGTGGTTCTTGCGCACGGGAAATTGTAAAAGGAATGGTTAGAGAAAAAGGTGGTGCGTTTTACTGTTCAACAGTATGCGCTAAAAACTCAATCTAAATAAACAACGGGGGTTGTAGAGATGAAAACAGTATTACTTCGTATTCTTGCGGTGTTCGGCGCAAACGGTCTTGGCGTTATAGGCGCTGGGTCAATTGCTGGCGTGCCTCTTTGGAAAGCATGCTTTATGGCAGGCATCGCTGGTGTTGCCACGGTAATCGAAGGTCTTGCTCGTGCGTTTCTTGATGACGGTAAATTATCAGTAGACGAAATAAATGCTGTTTTTAACAAGGTTGACAAGAAGAGCGCCGACTAGGTAGTACTATTTTGTTATCCGGCTTTTCTTTAAAGAGATGAGCCACTTTTTTCAGATTTAACCAAAGGGTGACATGACTACTGATATGGTTTGGCACAACGATGGTCATGTAATCCATCTTCGTATAGATAGGTCTGAGGTAAACATTGTCAAAGTTGACTGCCCCAATCAGGATAACGACCCGTGTCGCTTACCGAATGGCGACTGCGCCGTACAATACTTTATCGACCTGTATGGCTTGGACTGCAATGCTGGTTCGTGTGATGCGGCTGAATCCGTACAAATCTGCTGGACACTCGGAGGAAACCCCCACGACCTAGACGCCTGTCAGTTGTGGTTCATGCCAATAGACGACGACACCTTCCAGGCTTGGGTGTCTAGCGTCTCCTAGGGTTTGGCTTAGAGACCTTAGGATTGTGCTCTCTAGCGAGTTCTAAGGCCTGCTTCATACCGTTTGCAGTAATACGCCAGTAAGTGTCGTTCAGGCGAACCATTGCCTTGTTTTCCTCTAGTACGTTTAAAGCCTTCTTGATGACGTTTTTGTCGGTAAATGCCTTATTGCTAAGTTCCTGGAAGTCGTCAATCGTCAAAGCCTTGTCGTAGGCGTAGGCATAGGCAAGAACATTGTATGTAGACGAGCCATACTTGTATGTAGGAGGCTTTGACTTGGGCATTGAATTAGCGCCTATTTCATCTATTGTGTGTTCTAGTTCCATGAATTATGAATAATACCTAGAAAAACGCTATTTACAACACGCGCGTAGTGTTTATTCCAGGTCTAACACCTTATTAAGTATAAGGGGAAGACGCTGTATATCAGCGTTGTTTAGCAACAAATTTTTATTAAATTGATAAATGTTTTTGCGGTTGACTTTTGTCTTTGTAATTAACCCTTTGTCAGTAAGGGTTTTGATGGTTTTTTCAACCATGGTCTCGCTTATTCCCAAATAAATGGCTATTGCCCGCTGCGTCATTGTTGGGTCAAGTATTATCGCAAAAATTACTCTGCCTGGAGTTGAGATGATTGCGACCTCGTCGGGAGACGAATACTGAATTATTCTATGTTCATCCATAGACAGCAGTATCTGCTCAATCAGTTCTTTCTTATCGCCGAGTATTTCGGCAATATCTTTCTTGAATTTGTCGATTGACCTGTTGTCCATCCGGTGACTCCGTTGGTGAGATAATGAGATTAGCATGCTTGCGCACTGTGTGCATTGTGTTGTAATCTGTTGTCACCTTAAAGGAGGCGCAATGCTGAAAGACAAACTAGAAAAACTTTCTGTCAGGAAGAAGAACGAAAAACTATGTGCTCTCGGCATAGAAATGGCGAATATGAGCAGCGAAGACCTTGGTTCTTTTCTCAAGGCCATGTATAGCGATGCAAGTTCTAATGAAATCATGATGGTTCTACAAGAAGAAGGTTTGGCTAACTTCGGTATTACTCATTTTAGAGACAAGCGCAGGATGTGCTTTTCTGAAAGTTCTCCATGCTTTTGTATTCTCAACGCCTCTAACAAGGAAGGTGACAAATAATGTCAGCAAAAAAACTATCTTCAAAACTTGAAGAAGTATCAACCAGGTCAGAGGTAGTTGACGCTAAGAAGAAACTTCTTGGCAGTCTTGCTGAAATGCTTGAACGCAAGAATATTGACCTTAGCGAGATTGGCGACATTAAACGCGTTTCCCTCTATCAGTCAATGCTTAAAGACGACCAAGGTGAGGCACAAATTCACGACCTTGCGGCTATTCAATTCAGTCCTAAGTGGGAAACTGGCCCAGAATGGCCTGTTATCCAACAAGGCAAGCCTGTACAACTACAAAAGTCAAACACAAAACCAAAGGCTCCTACGACCTTTAAAACCTGTGTTGTACCCCCTGATATACAGATTGGATACTTCCGAAACCAGGAAGGCACACTAGAGCCAACCCACGACGAGAAGGCTATCTCTATCTTTCTTGGACTGATTAAAGAGTTGCAACCAGAACTAATCGTGATGGTTGGGGATAATCTTGACCTTCCAGAGATGGGCAAGTACCTCACATACCCAGCGTATGTTCAAACAACTCAAGCAGCGATTGACAGAGCCACCATGTTGTGCGCTCAAATGCGAGCAGCCTGTCCACACTCTAAGATTATTTGGCTTGCTGGAAACCACGAAGAGCGCATGCCTAAGTATCTACTCACAAACGCTGGTGCTGCCTATGGTCTTAGAAAAGGAAACACTCCTGAGTCTTGGCCAGTTCTTTCAGTTCCATACCTTTGCCGAATGGAAGAGTACGGAGTTGAGTACAAACCTGGATATCCAGCCGCTGACTTCTGGATTAACAAGAAACTGAAGATTATTCACGGCGACCGTGTTAAGTCTTCTGGCTCAACTGCTCATATATATCTGAATAACGAAAAGGTCTCAATCATCTATGGACATATCCACAGAATTGAAACGGCTTACAAAACCCGTGAAGACTACGATGGCCCACGCACCATTATGGCGGCTAGCCCTGGATGTCTTGCCAGGATTGATGGCGCTATCCCTTCTACTAGAGGTGGCGTTGACTTAGACGGACGTCCTTTGACTAGACACGAAAACTGGCAACAGGGTATCGGTGTCGTTATGTACGAAGACGACGGAGACCACAAGTTCTCTTACGAATGCATGGCTATCTACGATGGTTGGGGCATGTACCGAGGCAAAGAGTACAAGGCAGATTAGATAAATCTGTGAGCGAATTAACCTGGACTTGGCTCTTGTTCGCCATGGAACTCATAGGAGTATCTGGAAGTTACCTAATCGGTAACAAGAAATGGTATGGGCACATGATTGTCGCCCTTCACTCTTTTCCCTGGTTAATTTATTCAATCGTCTTTAATAAACCTGGTTTTTTAGCGATGTGGGTACTGTGGCAGTGGGTTCACTGGCGCAATATGCTCAAATGGATGAAGCGTGCTTGACATTTAGTTGTAGATAAGCCACATTTAATACACAACTACTCGTGGAGAGTGTATTAAATGACAACAATTGCAGGTATTCAGGGAGACGGGTATGTCGTTGTCGCCGCTGATACAAGAATATCTTCTCTAGACGACTCCGGAAACGCATACCAGATATCCACTCTTGGTTCTGGTTCAGCGAAGATTGCCATAAATGGCAAATACTTACTAGGTGCTGCGGGCGACATGAGAGCCATAAACCTCCTTCACCATGCCTTCCAGCCTCCTGCTCCTACAGTAGGGCTAAAGGGGAAGAGACTAGACTCCTTCATGACGACTAAGTTCATCCCGGCACTAAGGTCTTGTTTTGAAACCCACGGGTATTCGGTAGGGAACAATAACAACAACACTATTGCTGAGCAGGATTCATCAATAATGGTTGTCGTCAATTCCACGATTTACATTATTGAGAGCGACTACTCGTGGACCCCAGAAGCGTCTGGTCTATACGCGACCGGCACTGGAGCACCTTACACACTAGGGGCATTACAAGTATTGGTATCTGGCAAGAAGATATCGCCGGCCCAAGCCAAGAGTGCGTTACTTAAAGCGTTACAGGTTTCTGCCAAGTTTGACCCTTATACGGGAAGCCCTTTCAACACCTATGTGCAGGAATCTGAGAAGAACAAATGATAGATGAAGCGCCCAGACTTCCTACCATGTTTCCCGATATGTGGTTAATCCCATAGGGGAGAGAAGAGAGAACTAATGAGAGATTACATAGGGAGTAGTAGTGAGTACTAAGGATTCAAATAGTAACCATAAAAATATTCCCAAACTAGATAAATCTGTAGATATACCTGATTTGGACTTGTTTGAGGATGCTGCATGCAAAGGGAAAACACATCTGATGTTCCCCAAAGAACATAAGGATATTACTTATATTGCAGAGGCAAGAAGCATATGTAAGTCATGTCCAGTTCAAAAGTTATGCTTGGAGTACGCATTAGGGTTTCCAGCAGCAGATATGCATGGAGTATGGGCAGGTCTTACATCAAGACAACTGGCTGCGGAGCAAAGACGTAGAGGGGTAAAACCCACTAGACCGACACTCAGTCAGATGTGGGCAATCTAGCCAACTCTAAAAGAACAGGTGTTGCAGTACTCAGCAGAACCAAAGGAAACTATATGCATGTCGCACTCTTCCTTACCGCAGGGCATCAGAACCTTCTCACCATCTAGATACATACGAAGGAAGTCAGAAGGAGTGGGTCTTGGATGGGGAGCAGGGGCAGGTGTATGACCCTTCTGAGTCTGGCAGTAATCCCAAGCAACCCAGGCTAGGAAGTCAGAAAGAGTCATGCCTTGAGCGCGAGCAGCGTCTATAAGAAGGTTCTTCTCAGCACCAGTTACCTTGACTGTCAGGGTATGAACAGCCTTGGGGGTACGGGATTTCTTAGGCTTACGACCCATCTCTTTCAACCACCATCTTTATGAACTCAGTCATCGTCATGCCATAGGCATCAGCCTTCTCCATAATGAGACGCTTGAACTCAGCAGGGACCTTCATCGTCATAAGAACGAAAGGAGTCTCTGGAGACTTGGGGGGACGACCTGGATTGCGCTTCACTTAGTATCAAATGCTCCGTGTAGTGAACGCCACTCTCCACACCAGTAATCTTCCGCCACCGTCACGGCTTGGGGGAATCTATGGCAGGTTCCATATCGGGAGCCAGGAATCTCTGTGAAATACACACAGGTAGGGCAACCACGAGAGGGGGTGTCCATACGGATAGAGACTGTTGCAGATTGGTATCCAGGGTTTGATGTCTCGGTATTCACGAGGTTACTCTCTGACTTGTTAGAAACGGGTGAAAACACAACCAACGTGCTCCTCTTTAGGAAATTTTGTACTTTTGTTGTTGATAAGAAGACACTACTTGTTCATATGCCTTCATGAATGCAACCTGGTCAGTTGCGTTTCGCAACCCATAGACTGCTGAACCCAACTCAGAAATTACTTGTAGTATACAAGGATGTAGTTTGGATGTGTCGGGTGTCACACCAGCGTTACTATCCGCCACCGTAGTCGTTACAGCGCTCCATGCAACCAGTGGGGGTGGTGGTTCCCCTGTCTCGGAGACTGAGTCTAAATACCGGCGACGCAAGTCCCCTGGCTTCGGCATGAACGGGGAGATGCACGCGTGGTCCGTAAGGGATTGCTTTACGCCACCGTAAGGCAAGTCCTGGAGAATCTCCCACCAAGCCCTAAGTATGTTCTTCCTGTCTACGTCCAGAAGTATCTGGTTATACATAGAGAAGGCATTCACCACAATATCTTCTAGTTCTTGCTTGTTCACCAGGGCTCCCCGTCTTCTGTAGATTTATCTAGAATTTCGTGAAACTTCTCAACGTGCTCAGAATCTCTGAAGATTAATTCCACCGAGTCGTAACGTTTGTTCATTTTATTTCGGCCCATATGGAACTCCGAGAGAGCACACCCGTCTATGGCGTCTTTGCATCCTTGGACTTCGTAGTCATGGATGGCAGCCCCAAGTATTTGGCGGCGGGTTGCATCTAGTACTGGCTTCCTCTTGGAGTCATTACGCATTACCTGTATCCAGTGGTTCCATACTTCTAGTACTGCAGCATCTGGAATCATGGCCGCTTTCTTTGCGCGGCTTAATGTTCTCGCGGAAGTTGGTCTACCTGGTTTACGTTCTTCAGACATGGTATTAAACATCTCCTTTACACCACCGTTAAGTAATGGGAGCAATGTAAAGAAAAGAACATAACTCCTTATCCTACCGACTAACCCCCATTTTGGAGGGGTACGGGGAACCTTTCCCAAATTAGTATTCAGTTTTCGGGCAGCACAAAAAGAGTTCCATTTTTCAGGAAAAGTTTCAACTGATGTCCGGCCCGCGGGTCTTGTTGTGTCACTCAAGATACCAGCCCCGCCGCCAACTTGCAAGTCAACCAAAGGATTTTTTTCTGTGGTATTCTGAATTTGCCACCAGGCTTTCCTCCTTTCACCTGGTAGTCCCCCGCCGGGGCTTTCGCGCTTCAATGCCTGGCATAGGAACGACGCGACCCCGGGGGATGGGGACGTGCTACATAAAAGCACGGATTTCTCCAGCCTCAATTTTTTGCTCAGCAGCGGCCAATAA